TATCGTTTCATTAAGATGCGCATTAAAAAGGTTGGCAACCCAACCTGGAACGCCAAAATGTTCTGGATTGGCGCTGATGAAACCGGCTGGAATGCTGGTCGCTCCGTGGTTATCAATGAACCGGAATACGATGACAAGGGTATTGCGATTCTGACCCTGCACGACATTGAGTGGCGAGATTCGACAACGATTCGTCGTTTCCGCTTCGATTTCACTTCGGGTCAGGATGCGGACAATTACCTGTTATTCGACTGGATCGCCGTCGGTCGACCGACGCCGGGCGCAGGCATGGCCGCGTTACAGGAAGAGCAGCAGGCTCGTGCGAATGCGGATACCGCCGAAGCGCAGGCGCGCAGCACATTGGCTGTACAAATCCGCGGTTCCTCTGAAAGCGGAAATCTGGACGACATTCGCTCCGGTCTGATCTATCAGGAGAAAAATGCTCGTATCACCGCCGATGCTGCGGAAGCGAGTGCGCGTGAATTCTTGCAGACTGAATTCAACAGAAACAAAGCCTCTGTTGCAGAAGAGCTGCATACGCTGTCCACTGAACAAGCTTCCCAGGCAAGCAAGATTACCGGGTTGCAAACAAGCCTTGGCCAGAAGGCCGATGCCAGTGCGGTACAGACAATTTCCCAGAAGGTCGAAGAGCAGGGCAATACCCTTAAATCACAAGGTGCGGCATTGTCTACGCTGGATAATCGCGTAGGAAGTGTTGAGTCTGGTGTATCTGCGAACAGCAAGGCGATCACCGGTCTGCAGTCGACCGTAACCCAGCAGGATAAAACCCTTAACAGCCAGAGTGAAAGCATCACCACCCTGAATAACTCGCTGAGCGATATCCAGAGCGATACCGATACTGCCAAAAGCAACCCGAGCAATTTGCTGGTTAACGCCTCCTTTGAGCGTGACCTGGCAGGGTGGTCTGCAGGAAACAGCGTATCCAGTGTTATCAAAGCGAGTGCGCCCCATTCTGGTAGCAAAATTCTTGTTTGCGCCGCCGGAACGGTGCAAATCACGCAATCTGTAAGCGTCGTCGAAGGGCGGACATACAAGCTGTCCTCTTTTGTGCGCTGCACCACGGATGCGGTGATCAGCAGCCTTGGCAACAACAAACTGCGTATTGGCGCGGCCACGTTGCTCAAAGAGATTCCGATCCGTCCGGAGAATCTGCCCAAAGATGAAACATGGAAAGAGGTCTCTGATACCTGGAAGGCGACGCTGACCGGTAAAGTTGACGTATCGATCATGTCTTCTCTCAAAACCGGTTCTCAGTACTTCGATGATGTTGGTTTTGTTGACGTCACTGATGCTCTGGCGATTGAGGCGAACGCCAGTGCCACCAATGCTTTGACCTCTCGGGTATCGTCTGTTGAGGGCACCATCACAAGTCAGGGGCAGCAGATCACTTCGATGCAGAACAGCATCAAGAACAAAGCTGACGCCTCCGCTGTGACTAATCTGACAAACCGCGTAACTGCTGCCGAAAATCAGATCTCCAGCCAGTCCCAGAGCATCACCAGCCTGTCAAACTCGCTGGATAACGCCAATGCTGATGCGGATGCCTCGAAATCGATCATCGGCAACATGCTCAAAAACAACTCTTTTGAGCGTGGTTTCGAAGGTTGGGAGTATGTCGGCTGGACTCTGCTGGAGGCCCAGAACCCCAAATCGGGGAAATACATTATCCAGGCGGGCAAACTGGCCTCTGGCGGTGACTCAGGCTGCAACCAAACGATCGAGCTGCAGGCTGGCAAGACTTATCGTATCGGCGCATGGGTTCGCAAATCCGCTGACTTCGCGATTAATAATGCCGGCAACAACAAAATTAGCCTTCGAAACGCAGATCTGACGCCGATAAAGGATATCCCGATCACCGGCGCCGGGCTGTCGACTAACTGGGCACTTATTAGCGGCGAGTATACGCCAGCCAAAACCGCCAGCGTGGTTGTGTCTCTGCGCGCAAGTGTCGCTTCCGGCTATATGTATCTCGATGACGTCTTCTGCGTTGACGTGAGCAATGAGAAAGCGATTGATGCGACGTCCAATGCGTTATCAACCCTCAACAGCACAGTGACTCAGCAGGGAAAAGACATTACGTCTAACTCCAACAGTATCACTTTGCTGTCAAACCAGATGGTTAACGGTCGCCAGAATATGTGGGTGCGTAGCGTATACAACGTACAACTGGCGAACAATGCCACCGAGCCGACCTTTAGCGATATCAACGGTAAGGCGCCAATCTCGATCGATGAGGTTCCTGACGCGGCAAAACTGGACTTTGCGAGCGCCGGCAGTTACGTGATCGCGCATTACAAAGCCTTCGTGAAGGTTAATGCTGATACCACCATCACTATGGCACCAGGGTCCCGTGTTTTTGATGATACGGGCGCCGTATACGTGAACGGTGTTAGGGCTGCTTTTGGTAATTCGAGTTGGAATACGGTTAGCTTTGATCTGAAAGCTGGCTGGAGCACGATTGAGTTCCTGGTGAACCAATGGACTGGTCAGGCTTACATTAACCTCGGCTTTAAACTGTCCGAGAAGGTAGCCCAACTGAATTCTGCTCTTGGGATGAACGCGCTTTCGAATGCCATTAGCGCCGTCACCTCAAACGTCAGCACCGTAGGTGATCGCGTCACGAGTACCTCACAGAGCGTTACTGACCTGCGAAATAGCCTCGAACAGACCAACGCTAATCTGGCGAATAAGGCAGATGCACAGGCGCTGTCTACGCTGCAAAATACGGTCTCCAAGCAGGGGGATACGATTTCCAGCCAGGGTAACAGCATCACGAACCTGAATAACACCCTGACTGCTGCCAGAAACGCCGGTGACAACCTGATCCCGAACTACGATTTCCTGCAGGGTGCAACTGCGTGGGATATCCAGTATCCGGCGGGCGTTACTTTCGGCAACTTTGGTGATGGTAAGGCTGGGGTTAAGCTGAACCGGACGACCACTACCAGCCCAGGCATCTTCTCCAACAACAACAAGCCGCTGCCGCTTAATGGTCAGCGCAAATATCGTGTTGTGGTTAAAGCCAAGGGCGTGTCCGGGGCGATGAACATGTTGATCCGGCGCCAGAATAAAATCGGCCAGACCGACAGCAATTATGAAGATAAAAACGTCACACTAACCAGTGAGTGGCAGACCATTACCTGGGAGACTGGACTTACTGCCTCTAACGCTGATGGCCAGAACTTTAAGCTTTACGCGCACCCGGCTAATGCCGAAATCTGGGTTGATACCTTTAAGGTCTTTGATATCACGGATGAGGTGAAGATCAAGGCTAATAGCGATGCGCTGTCTACGTTGTCGAGCACGGTGACGCAGCAGGGTGACAAGATCACCAGTCAGGGCAACAGCATCACTAAGTTGACCAATGACCTCGAAGCCGCTGACGCAAACATCGCGAAAAAGGCCGATCAGTCGGCAGTCACTACGCTGACAGGTCGGGTAGAGAAGACGGAGTCCGGTCTGACGGCGGCGAACAGCAACATTACGTCGCTCAGCAGTTCTCTGAACCAGCAATCCAAACGCGGCGCTAATCTGCTTCCTGATGGCACTTTTGAAAGCTACGCGGTTGGCCACAATCTATCAAATAATCGCGTTATCGTGACCACTGATGACTCGCATGGCGGTAGTAAGTGCATCCGTGTGACGCGTCCGAATGATTACAACGCTAACGCAACTGATAACAGCGATAATCACATTTTCAGCGGTTTCCAGGTACGCGATAACGCAGTCTTCTATATGGAATGCTGGGTTAAGCTGGATGCTAAGAGTACCGCTATGGCCGAGAATGCGCAGATCTCCATTGGCTTGTCGCTCCAGTATCAGGACAATTCCTGGCAGTGGCCAGCAGTAACCAAAGCGGCGAAAGAGCTGTCTACAGCTCAATGGACGAAGGTTTCTGGTTACCTGAAATCAACGAAGAGCGGTATTAAGCAGGCAATGGTGAGGATTTCTATTCCTAACGTTAGCAGCGTTAAGGCGGGTAACTCATTCCTCATTGATGACCTGGTCATTACCGAAGTGACTGATGCCTACAACGCGCAAAGTACAGCAGATGCTAACGCCAATGCGATTTCGACACTGGACTCGACCGTCTCCCAACAGGGTGACCAGATCACCAGTCAGGGTAACAGCATCACCAAACTGACAAATGACCTGGCAACGACCAATAACAACGTCAGTAAAAAAGCGGATCAGAGCGCTTTAAGCGTGTTGTCCGGGCGCGTCGATCAAACAGAATCGGGCTTATCCTCTGCGAATAGCAGTATCACTGCGCTTAATTCATCTGTACGCGCAGGGAATGCGACAAGTGGCGATTTGATTAGCAACCCGACATTTGACCCAGAGTTTAGTCAGATGGGCTTCACTGTGATTTCCAGCTCGTCTGAGGGCGTGCCAGCCAATTGCCCATACGCTTATGTTGCACGCATTGCGGCTCGCGACCATCACCCCAATTTTGCTGCTATTCCGGCGACATTGGGGGATGTCTATGAAATGTCTGCTCTCGTCGCGTGTGGTGCCGGCTCCGCTGATTTCAACCTGTATCTCGGAACCGCAACAAGGCCAAGCGGCAGCGTGGGCGCGCCTCTGTCATCCGGCGGCAACCGCAAGGCGTCGGCCACATGGCAGCGAGTAACCTGGCGATTCAAAATTACTCAGGGGATTGTCGATCGCGGCTTCTTCCGTCCATTCCTGCAAATTAACCAGTCCAGCCCATTCGGCACCGTCTGGTATGTGACTGACTGGCATCTGCGGAACGTAACCGACTCCTCCAAAGTCCAGGATTCCCTCGATGCTACGGCGAAAGCGGTTGATTCGCTGACCTCTACGGTAAATCAGCAGGGGGAGAACATCTCCAGCATTGGTACACGTACTACCAATCTTGAGAATAATTTGAGAACAACAAATGCAAACGTTGCTCAAAAAGCGGACGCCAATGCTCTGACGGCACTGACCAACCGTGTTACCCAGACCGAAAAAGACATTAACTCAACGAGTTCTTCTGTCACGAATCTGAACAATAAGGTTGATGCGATTTCTGTCGGCGGTACAAACCTGATCAAGAACTCCGGCGATATGACCGGCTGGTCGAACGTTGTCAGCGATACGTATCGTGGTAATGCGGTAATTGGCGCAACTGTAAAAGCCGGCTCCGGTTACAAGGATCTGCGGGAAATCACGCTTGAGTCGCCGGTCGATGCAGGTGAGTACGTTTACAGCTTCTATGCGAAAGGCGGCGTTACTGGCCAGACGATGACGGCGTTCTTCTACAATCCGAACACCACAACGTCTATCGAGACCAGCCAGGGTGCGAAAGGTAACAACACTGATGGTCGTGCGCAGTTCACGCTGACCACTTCATGGGCCCGCTATTGGGTTAAGTGGAAACAGACACCTACCACGGGCACCAAGCGCCTGATTCTGTGCCGTATCGAGAGCAATACCTCCAAAGACCAGACGGTGTACATCAACAGTCCGAAGTTTGAGGTAGGTAACGTTGTTTCCGACTGGAACGAGTCTCCGTCTGATAGCGCCAGTGCGTCGGCTGTGGATTCGCTGACAACGAAAGTGAATCAGCAAGGCACTTCCATTAGCTCTATCGGAAATCGCACCACATCGTTGGAGAACGGGCTGTCGACAGCTCAGAACAATATTGCCAAGAAAGCTGATGCTTCTGCATTGCAGGATCTCCGGAACACGGTGACATCTCAGGGGGGCGATTTAACCGCGGCGAACAGTAGCATTACCAGCCTGCAGGCCTCGATGAACCGTCGCACTGTGTTTACTGTCACTGCACGGGGGAATGGCAACAGCGTAACTCCTGGGGTTTTTGATGAAAGCGGCAAAAACCTGTTTACCCCTGGTCGCAGCTGGGCGCTGGTCACTTTTGCAATACACAGCGACGGATCAACGGTGATTGCGACATCCAAAACATACGATGTCTTTGGCAGCGCGAATAATGGTGCCACGATGTCGGCTGATATCGAGGCGTTGGCTAGTGGTACTTACGTTTGTGTCCTGACATTCGATGAGCCAACTGGCAACCGAGGTAAAGTATTGTCTGCCCTGGAATCTCTTGGTGGCACATCCGAAGTCGTCAACTCTCTACCGTATCGTGGTGCCTACATTCTCCTTGGCCGCAAAGGCATGAAGCCTGGCGATGGTCTGGAACTGCGTGCGCCAACCGGTGGCGACGGCACCGCCCACATCTCGACCTCAGTCGAGTTTGTGAACGGGGTAATGATGGGACTGGGCGCCGCCGGCGGTGTGATGATGAAGGCTGATGCGAACGCGTCGGCAATTACCACGCTCCAGAACACAGTGAAGACCCAGGGGGATAATATTGACTCCCTGAGCTCCTCGACAACGGCACTGGAAAACAGCCTTGCGTCCAGTAACGCCAGCGTGGATGCAGCAAGCCAGATCCCCGGGAACCTGATCGTAAACCCGTCTTTTGAGCGTGGTACGGAGGGCTATACAGGCTGGAGCGGGATTGCCACGGTGGTAACGCTGCAGGTTCCACATCTTGGCACCAAAGCCGCCAAACTGGCGGCAGGTGGTTCTGCAGGCGTGGGCCAGAAGATCTCCTTCAAAAAGGATCGGTCGTACAAAATTGGCATCTGGGCAAAGCAGGACCCTAATACCACCATTCAGTCGACTGACAACACAAAATTCCGTGTGGCAGAAGGTAACGTTCTAATCGCAAGTAAGGCTTATGGCCCGTTCACTTCGAACTGGCAGGAAGTGTCCTGGACCTGGAAGGCGACAAAGGATGTCGTTGCTGACGTTCAGTTCACTGCTTTCTTGTCCGCAGGCGCGATGTACTTTGATGATTTTTACGTCGTCGATGTGACCGACGCTGTTGAAACTCAGGCGAACTCGAGCGCGATCACTAAACTCGATAGTCGTGTGACCAAGACAGAGAATGACATCACCAGCCAGGGCAGCCAGGTTACGCAACTTAAGAATGACCTTGCGACCACAAACACAAATGTTTCGAAGAAAGCGGATGCAGCTGCGTTAACGGCATTAACGAACCGCGTCACGCAGAACGAGAAAGAAATTGAAACCCAGAGCAGCCAGACAACTTCGCTCAAAAACTCTTTGAGCACTGTTCAGGCGATGGGGAGCAACCCGTGGTTTGATGGTTCTCTGGAGACGTACTCCGAAAACCAGCAGATCAGCGGCTCGCGTGCGGTCGTCGTCAGCTCTCAGAAACGAAGCGGAACGAAGTCGTTGCGTGTTTCCCGCGGCGCCGGTGAGGGCGGAAACAGCGATAAAACCATCGGTAAGTGGATTGCTCTGCGTGAAAATGCGGTATTCCGCATTGAACTCTGGGCGATGATGCCGGCAGATCAGTCGCCATCCTCTGGGTGGTCAACGCTCGTTGGTTTGCAGACCCAAAACGCTGCCAACAACAATAACTGGCCGACGGCAATCACTATCAATGAAGCCGCATTGGGTGCAAGAGGCGCATGGAAGAAATTCACCGGTACGCTCCGTGTAGCCGCTGGCCACACTCGCGGCGCATTTTGGGTATCTACCCGCGGCACAACTGGCACTGGTACACCGGGGTATGATCTATATATCGATGACGTTGTTGTCACCGATATCACGGACGCAAAAGAGGCACAGGATTCGGCTAATGCGAACGCATCCGCGCTCACCAGCCTTACCTCACATGTTACCTATGTAGAAGGGCAGGTGACATCCCAGGCGTCTCAGCTGTCCTCTTTGACGTCCCAGGTGAATGATGCGTCTTCGAAGGTTGATCAGATGGCGCAGACCATCACCAACAACGAGAAAACGCAGTCGTCGCTGAATACCAGCTTGCAGTCGCAAATTGACGCGCAGGCATCGGCAAACATCAAAAACCAGACGGAGTTGAATAACGCCACCACCTCTCTGGCGGCAATTAAGTCAACTCAGCAGACCCAGGCCACAACGATAAGCGCACTGTCTCAGCAGCAGACGAATTTGACAGCTCAGGTAGGAGGCCAGTCAGCCGAGCTGCAGGAGCTGAAGAAAACGGTTGTCGAAAACGGCAACGTTAACAGTACCTGGATGGTCAAAATGGAAACCAACAGCAACGGTAAAAAGTATGCTGCTGGTATCGCTTTAGGTATCGATGGCAAAAATTTGCAGAGCCAGTTTCTGGTTCAGGCTGATCGCTTCGGCTTAATCAATACCTCTAACGGAAACACGACCACACCATTTGTTGTGGAAAATGGCGTTGCCTACATGAATGCCGCTGTGATTAAGGATGGCTCCATCACCAATGCAAAAATTGGCGGTGAAATCCGATCTGACAATTTCGTTAACGGTTCAAATGGCTGGAGAATTGGAAAAGACGGTAGTTCACAGTTCAACAACGTAGTTATTCGTGGTGAAGTTCACGCAAATACTGGTGTGCTTAATAACGTGACTATTAACGAGAACTGCACTGTGCTTGGCACTGTTCAGGCCAATAAAATTGTTGGTGACGTTGTGACAATGACCGACCGTGTTGTTAAAAACTGGCCAGCTTCCGGGAATACCTCATCCGGCACGCGCTACCTGATTGCAACGATTGACGGTATGCCCTTTGAACGGCGTATGGTGTTCAATGGTTCCGTTGCGATTGTTCAGGTATGGCGTCAGAACGTAACAATTCGCGTTGATGAAACGACCGTTTGGACTTTTGACTCTGGAAACGATGGTAAGGACTTTGAAACATCAATCTTCTCAATCCGTATCCCGGCGTCAAACTTCGGTCAACGTCACCAGATTACCATTCAGTGGCCGAATCGTGGCGATAGCGGTCAGTTCCGGTTTACAGGGGTTGTCTCGATGTACAGAACTACTGGCTCCATCTCTCTGGCTTAAGTTTCAGGCGGCTCTTTGAGAGCCGCTCATTAAAATTACAAGGAATGTAATTATGGCAATGTATGAAGTTGGCACCGTAACGGGTGCAGCAAACCAGGCAAAGGTTACTGGTATTTCAACAAAGTGGTCGGAGCCCGCACTTGGTATTCAAGAGGGTTCAATTTTAGTCATTTATCGCAATGGAAGTGCTGATCTGTATGCCATCAAATCAGTAAATAATGACACTCAACTGACCCTGACGAGAAACATAACAACTGCTTTTTCTGGTGCGAAATATGGAATTATCACGTCAGAAACTGCCAGCACATCGTCTTTTGCGAACCAACTAGCCAGTGCATTTACTCTTTGGCGTAACGTTGTCCAAGGATGGTCTACAGCCCTGACCGGAAGCGGCGACATTACGATGACAGACCCTATAACAGGTACGTCTGTGACTGTTCCTGCTGTATCTGGGATGGCGAAAGCATCTGACCTCGCGGAACTCAGGAACTCACTGAAAGATTCAGCGAAGACGAGCGCAGCAAACACGTTCACACAGACGCAGATATTCAGTAAGGGGGTTACTTTCAGTGCCACTATAACGGCTGCAGGGCAAATTCTCAGGAAGAATAGCAATACACAGTTCACTGCCATCGACGCCGGAAACCTGGAAATCAGCAGCGACACAACGCCGTACATTGATTTTCACCACAAAGGTAGCTCTGCAGATTATACGCATCGAATTATCACCGAAGACGGGGCTTTAGCGGTTTATCCGGGGCTGCGAGTCCGTGGCGGTCTCGGGGTTTATGGCATTGCTACGCAGTACGGCGATCTGTACGGGCAAGCCTTCATTGCCAGATTAAACACTGACCCTGGAAACATAGCAAATGGCACCGTGTTACAAGCGCCACGTTTTACGTCAAGATTTAGTACGCGCGGTAGTGATGGCAACGTTGATGGCGGACAGGCGGCTATGTGGTTCGAAGAGCAGGTAGGGACAAACCACCGACTAATTCTTTCTGTTGGTGGTTTTTCGCAACCAATACAGTATTGGCAATTCCTGGCCGACGGCAATATCTACGGAAGCCAGCGCGGTAGCGTTCAGTTTCTGGGGACGTCTGACGCTCGCCTGAAGCACGATATCACGCCTACTGATGGGCAGCAGTCAGTAGACCGCATAAAGGCGCTGGAGCTGGTGACGTTCGTCTATAACGACGACGAACAGAACCGCGTCCGCCGGGGGATCATCGCGCAGCAGGCCGAGGAAGTAGACGAGCAATACGTGAAACACGTTAATATTTCGTACCTGGATGGTAATAAGCAGATTAACAGTGAGCGCCTTCAGCTCGACAACAACGTGATAATGATGGACACGCTGGCGGCGGTGAAGGTACTGATTAAGCGAGTTGAAGTGCTGGAGAACAAACTTAACTCAACAGAGGAGAAAGAGCCCCCCGTGATTACAAACCAGAATACTCTAGATGCTGGCTTGGCTATGACCGATGAATACAAATAAATAACAATTAATTGTATGTAAGTACTTACCTACAATTAATCTATAATTTATGATATAAATCTGCCATCCGATTTGACTTATTCATGGAGGAAGACATGTCAAACGAGATGGCAGGCGTGACGCCAGAGCAGGTGGAACGTATTGCCGCCATTGTTGCGCGCGAAGTCGTAGGAAAATTAAGTAAGGAGCTTCGAGATGATATTGGCCAGGAGGTCAACGATCAGCTGCGAACCTACTTTGGTGATATGACTCCGGCGCAACATAGCATTCAGCATTCCAACCTGGACAAACTTCTTAATCGGCTCGACACGATTTCAAGCGGGTTCTTTGGAGGCATTATTTCCAAGATTACCTCGTTCCTGATCACCGTGCTGCTTTTGGGTTTGGCCGCTTATGGCGTGAAAAATGGACTGCAATAACAGGAGAACAAGGATGAGTACTCCAAGAGGCATTCGTAACAATAACCCTGGTAACCTGGATAAGGGGTCGCCGTGGCAAGGGTTAGTAAACAATCCGGCGGAACCGCGGTTCTGCACTTTTAAAGACCCCGTATGGGGGATTCGAGCACTGACAGTAACGCTCATCACCTACCATGATAAGCGCCGCGCAAAAGACGGTTCCAGCATCGATACGATCCGCGAAGTCATCGAGCGTTGGGCGCCGCCGCATGAAAACAACACGGCCGCCTATATCAATGAGGTCTCTAAAGCCGTAGGCGTGGCGCCGGATATGATCATCGATCTGCATGACTACAATACTATGCGGCCGCTGGTGGAGGCGATTATTCGTCATGAGAACGGTCGTGGCCCGTTGAAAACACTCAACAGCTGGTATTCGGCCGAAGTTATTGACGAAGGTATGCGTCGCGCTGGTGTCGTTAAACCTGTAACTGCAGTGAAAGCCGTACCTGTCACGAAAGAAACTGCAGGCGCAACGGTGACTGCAGGTATCGGTATTGCGCAGCTGGCGGACGTAATGCCGCAGATCTCCGTTGCAATGGATAAGGCACAGGGACATATCACCAGCGGGGATACCGTTCGCATTATCTTCGGTATTGCGACCATTGTTGTCGCCGGCTTTATTGCCTGGTCGCAAGTTCGTAAGCATCAGGCAGGAGTGGTGTAACCATGAACGGCAGCCTGCTTTCAAAGGTCAAATCGACCATCATGACTTTGGCTGCCGTCTTCTTTGTGCTCGTTGGGGCGTACACCTGGGGTGGACGCGCTGCCCGGCGGGCCATGGAGGAAAAGGCGCAGAGAGAAACCAACAAACGGCTTCAAGGCACAGTGGATGTGAAAAATGAGACGATTAATGAAGTCAGGACTAAGGATGCTTCTGCCGTTCATCGCGAGCTTCGCGATAAGTGGATGCGTGATTAAACCTCAGACCGTGGGCGTACAATTCTGCGATGGGGCTAACCCTATCTACATCAGCAAGGACGACGCCCTGACAGAAGAGACTGAGAGGGAAATCCTGATCCACAACACGCTGGGTGAGCGGTTGTGTAAGTGGTGATTGCATTACTATCAATATCAGGTAGAAGGCGCTTTGGTTAACACCAAAGCGCATTTTTTATCAGCTATCTGTAAGGTCGTACCAGTCGCTGTCAGGATCTGCATTTGAGTCTGAAGATATTATTTCGATACCTTCTTCAGCGATTAGCCAATTATTATCACGATAAATAAGAGGAACATTTGCTGTTAAGAAGAATGATGTACCGGAGAAAAAATGGTCTGGCATTTGATCACCTTCATAACTGAACGACACCGTCATGTTCAACAGTCCCTTTTCCTCGTCATACTGAACTTCAGTTGGCTCGAGGTCATATACTGCAAAACCATTAGCATTTGTTGAAACAACCGCATCGCATAAAAGTTCGTCAACAGCCATCTCAAATTGAACGTAAACATCACTCGAAAAAATGACGTTTTCGAAGTGCGTCTCACCAAAAGCGGCCTTCATTAACCGAGGTTCTAATGGAAATCGCTTCGCCACAGATGAAAGTTCATGGTAGTTCGAAAAAGCTGCATCGATAGCGATGGCTTCAAGAGCTTCCGTTAGCTTAATTCCTTGTTTTTTAGCTAATTCTTTAGCATTGCTTTTGAGAATGTTTAAACCAGAGTAGTTAGACATGGCTATGTTTCCACACATTAGACGCATACCGATAGCCTGTTAACCGGGCAGCGTCATAATGATGGCGGCCAAGTGTTGGGGGTACTGCAGAATGATGGGCTATTGCTTTGCGAGACAGGCGCCAGGTGACCATCACCACCTGGTGAAATACTAACCTGTTAATGTAGAGGCGTCAATGTAGGGCAAGACGATTTTATACACTTGATATGAACTACCTACCATTTAACCTTTACACCGCAGCCGTAGGCATTTAGGCTATATCGCATATAAGAAAACAAGTTGTTTCATACGACGATAAATCACACGTAGGGATATCACGAATGACTCAGATCATTGTGGTGGGCGGCACCAAGGGTGGCCCAGGCAAATCGACTGTTGCTCAGCAAATTGCAGCCTGTCTGAAAATCAAAAAGAAAAAGAAAGTCCAGATCACCGATATCGACATCCAGCGCACCACGACAGGGTGGTGTGAAGACCGCCGGCACAATGAAGAACTGGAGCTGATCCCGTTCGCCTATGTCCAGGATGACATCATCAAACACATCACTTCGCTTCGTGGCCGTTTCGATTACGTCGTAGTCGACGCTGGTGGTTTTGACTCCGAAATTCAGCGCCACGCAATGTTGATGGCCAACGTGATCCTTATCCCGCTTCGCCCGAAACGTCGTGATCTGAAATCCTTGCGTGACATCGACCCCATTGTCGACAGCGTTAGCAGCGTGAATGACAAAATCAAAATCCGTGCTGTAATGAACCAGTGCCCGTCTCTGCCTTCCCAGGCTGCGCGCATTATCGCTGCAAAAGAAATTGTCGAAACCTTTGGCATCGAGGCGGTACCTGTGAATCTTTACAACCGCAACGTGTATGACGATGCCGAAGAGGCGGGCCGTTCAATCTTTGAGATGACCGGAGCCGAACGCGACAAAAAGGCTGAGGCCGAGATTGAAGCATTAGTAGAATACGTAATGACCTTGGAGGGTGAATAATGTCCATGAAAATGGGTGATCTGGCAAAACGTCCGGCTGCGGAAGCTGCTGCACCTAAAAGCAGCACCCCGATGCGCCAGCCTGTCCGTCCACAAGGCCGTCCAACACGTGGTAAAGAGAAAATCAAAAGCCGCACGATGTCGCTTGAAGACGAGTATTTCGAATTACTGGAGATGATGAAGTTCATCCCTCGCTTTGAGAAGTTCACCCGTTCTGATGTGATACGTGCAGCCATTTTCCATCTGGCAGAGAAGTCCCCGCAGGAAATTGAGGACATCGTCAAGATGAACGAGGCGATCACCGCTGCTGATGTGACGATGCGTACTGACGAAATTAAACGCGAGTTGATGAAAAAGAGTTGATTGAAGGCGCGTTAAGCGCCTTTCTCTTAGGAGCATTAATTATGTCCATAACAAAAATTTTAGATGAATTTTTGGCTTCTGATGACAGGGTTGCAGTAATTAAAGGTGAATGGGGAGTAGGAAAAACACATTTTTGGAATCGTTACTACGAAGGTAAAAGAAATAAAAGAGAAATTGATCAGATTGCATATTCATATGTTTCTCTATTTGGTCTTAATTCCATTGGAGAAATTAAGAAAAAACTATTCCCTTCCACAATACCGCTTAATCAAAAACTTTATAGAGAGGATTTACTAGAGAAAAAACAACAAATGATGGAGAGGTTTTTCTCGGGAGTATATAAGTGCGTAAGGTATAATAAAGTAAGTAAAAAGATCTTTAATAACTTTAGCATAGGGATAAGCGGTTTTGGCCTTAAATCCTCCGAATTTACAATTTTTGATGGTTATAATTATGTAAATAAATATTTAATTTGTTTTGACGATCTTGAGAGAAAGGGTAGCTCTTTAGAGATAAAAGATTTCATGGGGTTAGTTGATGACCTTGCAAGATCAAAAGCATGTAAGATAATATTAATTTACAATGAAAATAACTTAACTAAGAATGACGAAGAAAAACAATTTATAGAATATCGAGAAAAAATTGTCGATCGTGATATTATGTATAAACCTGACGTCATTGATAATGTCAGAAAAATATTTTCACATAACGATCCGAATTATGAATTTCTACTTAGTGCGGCGGATGCTTTAAATTTAAAAAATATTAGAATATTAAACAAAATAAAAAAGACTCTTTACGCCTTTGAGTCTGAATTCACAACAGCGCGTAGAGAAGTACGGAAAGATTTTACTTTCAGAGTAGTGCTTTTTGCATATGTATTTTACTCAGGGGCTGGTGAATTGCCCTATGATGAATTTTTCAAAAAAATACAACCCAGAGCAATGGCTGATAGTTATCATACTAATGATGACGAAATGTCTGACACTGAAAAATTCATAGAGCAGTTAGATATTTCATTTACAAATTCTGATAATTTATTTGATTATGGGATTGATTATTACTTTAAGCATGGATATTTGCTTTCCAGTTTCACTTTTGAAAGTGCGGTGAAGGCTAAAAATAAAGATTATGAAGATATAGAGATAAATAGAAAGTTAGATGAAATATGGAGTGTTTTTAGAGATTCTTTCAATGCAAACCAAGATGATTTTGTTAATGCATTGAAAGGAGCAATAGAGGAGTATATGTCAAGAATACCTCTTAGCAAGGTTTCCTCGATTTTTATTATTTTAGAGGAGTTAGGCGTTAACTGCGATAGTTATATTACTCAATATGTTGATGATCTTATTAGTAGAGGTTCACTTAATAAAGAATATAATTTATTGATGAACAGCACCATTGAGCATAAAGGCTTATATGAATTGATTAATGATAAATTAAATCAAATAAGAAAGGCCGAATATGATTTAGATGAGTTGCTTGGCCGGTTATCGAACGGTAATAATTACTCTTCATTACATATTGATGCTTTAAATGCATACAGTGAAGATGATTATTACAACTGGATTATTACCTGTAACGAAGATGTTTTAGATAAAATTAGGCATGGCCTTCTTAAATTTGACGACCATGTTGCACCTATACCTGGCCAGACTCAAATAACTGATAAAGCAATGGCGGCAATTAAAAGAGTGGCAAGAACTTCGCAATTGAATAAAATCAGAGTTGAAAGATTGTTAAAGATAAATATTGATTAATATTTGCCTGCTTCTGTATTATTTTTAATACTGGAAGTATACTAATATACAGAAGTAGGTCTTTGATACAAGAACACTCCAGTACACACCCTTCTGATTCCTCTTTCCAAACTGCTTTCCAGTCGCTATGATCTGCCAAATAGTAAGTAAGTAGTTACCTATCGGCGGGAGCATGAGCCAGATCTTTTTTGACACCATAAACAACGGCCAGTACGACTTCATGACGGAGTGGGACACGGTCGCCATGGACAAGTGGGTTGCGGAAAACATCGGTCTTTCACGATGCCAGGGGGAGGCTGAGCTCTTTGATACAAAGTGGTTTGACTATCGCGACATGCACCCGCTGATGGCAACCTGCCTGTTCACCGAAGCCTATAAGCGCGCATACTCACAGATCATGCTGTCTCATGGGCGCGAGCATTTCGAGACGGCGCCATTCAGCACTGGTCTGAAACGCCTGCCTTACCAAGAGCTTTCGGCGGTGAACAAAACCTCTCTCTGGAAAGCTCGCCAGTTTGCAGATCGGTATTGCTGTTCTTATGACTATTTTATATCAACTGTTCTATCTGCAGCTGCACGCCGGCTCTGGGACAAATTACCTCGCCCTCAGCATCTTTGGCAGCCAGAACTGATTGAGATCTTCGAAAGCAAACTCGCCAATCGTGCGGGAACGCGTCTGGATGACTCTGTCGTGAGTTTTAAGCACTTGGGAGACATGCAGCATGACCCAATTCAGGAACGTTACTTTGAATGGGTTCTGGAGCGTTTGAAGCACATCACCCGTGATAAGCGTATCCGCACCATCTTCTCTGCTGTCTGGTTGATGGAGCTGGTGCCTGAGCGCGTTATCTATGCCCATTACCCGGAAGAACTGGAAGAAGCACGGCGACTGTGTTGATTGCCTGCTCCATATTTTTACGATTAGAAAACAACTTGTTTAAGCACCAAAGGATAACAAACACATGACCGAACTTTGCCACACGGGACGAGGGTTGTCTGAAGAGTTCGATGACGACTTCCAGAATCGTCTGGCGGCATATTTTTGCCGCGATCATGAGTTTCTGACTCGTGCCGGCGATCTGGTTTCCCCCAACCAATTCTCTAATGCGGCGAACGCCATACTGGTGAACATGGTATCGGGCTATTTCAGAATGTATAAGAGCGCGCCTTCATCGGCGGCCATCCTCGATATGTTGAAGCGTGCTAAACGCGATAAGACGATCAGAGAAGAGATGTTCCCGGACGTTGTGGCGGCGTTTAAGCGAGTGCTCTCGGAAAAACTCTCTGATACGGCTTACATGGTCGACCAGGTCGCGACGTTCGCTAAAAGTGTAGCGTTCGACGATGCGTTGATTAAAGCGGCCGAGATGAAGGAGAAGGGCGACTTCCAGGGAGCGATGGCCATCATGGCCAAAGTGCAGCAGATCGGTTCTAACGAAGCGACGGGCATTTATGACTATTACGCCTCTGCAGCGGAACGTTACAAGGCCCGTGAATATGAAGCCTCTGATGATTACGTGCCGAACAGCATCACCACTGGCCTGCCGCTTCTGGATCGTATGCTCTATCAAAAAGGGTGGGCGAAACGTGAGATGGTGCTCTTCATGGGTTTTGCGAAATCAGGTAAATCGACAGCGATGGGGGAGTTCTCCATTAACGCAACGCTGGCCGGCTACAACGTTTTGTATCTTTCTCTCGAAGTGCATACCTCGATTCTCTCCGATCGCTTCGATGCGCGGCTGTCTGAAACGGAGATGTCAAAGCTGGTAGAGCAGCGTGACGACGTTCACCGGAAACTCGCGGAGCTTGGTGCGACGAAAGGGGTGGGGAATCTCTGGGTGGTTGAGCGCCCGTCAGGAAGCATGTCGCCTGCAGATTTGGATCGTATGCTCAATAGCATGAAAGCGAATGGCATGATCCCGGATATGGTGGTGGTCGACTATGCGGATTTGATGCGTGCCAGTTACGACCTCCGTGACGACCGGGCGAACATCCGTTCTATCTACACCGATCTGCGTGCTCTCTACGATAAGCACAACGTTGCAGGAATCACGGCATCCCAGACCAACCGTGAAGGTGGTTCATCCGAAGTGGCCACCATGATGCACGCCGCGGACAATATCGAAAAAGTCCGTATTGCCGACTTAGTCATCACTATCAACAAGACTGAGGAGGAAGAAGCCAAAGGCGAAGCACGTCTCTATTTTGCTGGTTCTCGTAACCAGAAGGGCGGGGTGAGTATTCGCGTTAAGCAGAACCTCGAACAGATGCGCTTCATCGAGCGGATCATGGAAGTTCTTTAAAAAATAGGCGTGGGGCAAAGACGGATAACAGCCCCACGCCCTTCCAAATTACCTTTTGTTTAATCACAAAAGGAAAAACACATGAGCCTTTATGGTATTCAAAAAACGCGGCTTATCAAGATATTGCCGTTTAAAAACTGCGGTAAATGACAATGAGTGACCTCAAAGAGTTACTGTCCGAGCTGGATTTCGAACAATGGCTGGATATGGAAGGCATCATCTATCGTCGCGGCGGTGTAAGCGCCCGCGGCCGCGAAGTGAATATCAAAGAATGTCCGGTATGTGGAAGCACAAACTGGAAGGTCTATTTCAACCTGACCAACAACGTCGGGAAATGCTTCGCCGGCGATCACCCAGAAGAAATTCAATTTAACAAGCTGGTTTTCCTCAAACACTACAGCGGTAAGTCTCGTCGTGCCTTCGAGGAATACGTACATAACGCACTCCTGTCTCAAGGTTGGGCGCCAAAAAAAGAAGAGGTTGTGCTGGCCAGTGCTGTGGAACTTGAAGGCCCGGTGGCTTTACCGCGGCATTATGAACTGCCAATTGACGGTCGGCTGCCGGACTATCTTGTTGAGCGGAACATTACCCCGGAGCTGGCCAAATATTTTGACCTGCGTTACTGCGTCGAGGGAAAACATGCTTATGTCGACCCATATACCGATCAGGTAAAAGGGCAGGCATTCGATATGCGCATCCTGATACCGATTTACGATCTGAATGGGGTGATGAAGACATTCCAGGGGCGTGACGTCACCGGCGCAGCAGAACGCCGATATCTCTTCCCTATGCAGCTGCCGGCATCCGGGAGGTTTCTCTATAACGGACATAACGCAGTTGGTAAGCAAACCGTCGTCGTCTGTGAGGGGGCTTTCGATGTCATGGGGGTTAAGAGCGCCATATTCGACGAAGAGACGCTCCGGGACTACGTAGAGCCCATTGGCACGTTCGGGATGCATCTGTCCGGAAACACGACTGTAGACGCAGAAGACCAGCTGGGCGCGTTTCTGTCGTTAAAGGCTGATGGTCTGCGAAACGTCATCATGATGTGGGATAGCGAGAAGCAAGCGATCCGAAACACAATGGCGGCCGCCAGACGATTAACCAGTATAGGGTTAAATGTGAAAATAGCCTGTCTTGGAGAAGAAGGGCTAGATCCAGGAGAGGCCACTCAGGAACAAATTCTTAAAGCCTATTATCGTGCAAAACCCTACTCTAAGCAGCTGGAGCTGCAGAGCAAGGTTCTCGGTATTAGTGCATTTAAATAGTTCGACTCATGGCTGTAGTTCCATATCCGTGTCGGAAATACCATAATTTGTTTATGGATGTAGGTATCTACTTAAATATTTTAATGTAATAAGTAACACTTTGGTTATGGAGGACATCACATGAAAGAAGGTATCGAACAGGCAGTTTTAGAGATGATCAAGAAGTCAGGCGTAGAGCTTGGCGAGGGAGAACTGGAGAGCATCATCGATGCCTCATTCAACACGGCATCAGAGCATATATCGAATGCGCTATCCTGCATTCCTCTCAAAGAAGGGGCGACACATACGTCGGTGTTGGTGTGGTACGCAAAGACGCCTGAAATGCCCGGTACTGTTCAAAAGCGTGTAGCTCTGGTTGCCTTCATCGTCCCGTCGCTTGAGGCCGGCATTGGGCCTGTCGCGCGTTTTGGCGCCTGGTATGACGACAAAATCATCTTCTCAAACTGCTACCAGATGGAAAGCAGGGAAATGCTTGAGCATAGCGTGGACGTGACTCTAAGAGCCGTAGAAAGCAAATGCGAGACAGTAGGAGAGGCTTTCGTCAGCGTCATGACTTCTCCCGATGTTGAAAAGCGCCATGTAGATCTGGTGGCCCCACCAGGCTTGTTGGAAATGATTGTCTCTGGAGATTACAACAAGGCTATAGCGCGTGTTCGTGAGCTGGACTATGGGCGTATCTGCGACCTGTGTCGTAGTGATCTGGACTTAATCAACGTGATCGTTGAGGCTGGCCGCGTCTGTGATGGGGTGTTGGCACAATACGCAAGTAAGATCAGTCGTTTGGCCAATGAAATGCCTATGCTGGGTCAGGAAGCCAAATCCCACGCCGTTCATGCCGCAAACGACCTGCTAACCCCTTATCGATACGAAGCCGCAAGTGACAAGATGACCGGCTGGGCCACCTGGTAAGCCGTGGCTATGTACTGTGTCCCCGTACAGAGTTATTTAAACTGATTAGTAAGTAAGTACAAGATTATCGTTTAGAGAAATGGCTACCAAAACTGACTTATCAAAAATCCCTTCGTTCTCTGGACTCAACGGCTACTCGCTGCGTTGCCCGGAAGTGAAGCTTAACGGACATGACTCGTACTGCAGCTACACCGTCTGTCAGCACACGATCCTTGCCTTCAAAGAGAAGCGACTGCCGGCGTCATCGTTCACCTCCTGTGCGAACGCCATTTCGGCCGGAAAATGCCAGGCGCTGAAAATGATGGTGGAGGAAATCCGGCAAGGTGAGTCGCTGTATTTCGTCGATATGCCGGCGCTCATTGAAGAGGTGGAGGAACGAAACCGAACAGCGAGAACCCTGCAGCCGAAGAGAGGCAGTGCATCTATCTACAGTGGAATTAAAGGGAAGCGCCAATCTTCGACCGTGGCTGAAACTGGCAGACTGCCGGATGCCAGCGAGATTTATTCAGAACTTATCAAAGAAACCTTAAAGGAGAAGACCGACTAATGGAGAAGCTGATCGCGCTTAAACATAAGCTGGACGCCATTAAAACAATGGGAACGAACGCCAAGAAAGAGGCGCTGGCCAGTATGGATGACTTCGAACAAAGAATGGTGTCACTCATGCTGAACCCGTTTGTTCGTTTCGGGGTGAAGAAATACAACGTGGCCGATCCACTTAGCAAGTCCGTACCCAGTGATCAGAAAGCGATAGAGCTGCTGGAGCAACTGATTGAAGCAGGAGAATACTCATGATTCCATACATCGTATTGTCTTTTTCTGGAGGCGTCGCCCTTGGCTTCATCATCTGTCATGACTTGATCAAGCAGGAACTGAAGACCAAAACACTACGTATCGGTAAGAGGGTATATCGCGTCGTTCAGGAGACAGGGGTATCAAAATGAGCAATCTAACCTCCTTAGACTGGTGGGTAGGCTTGTACTTTGTGGCCTCTGGTGTCGCAGTAGCTTTCACAGTTGGCCAGTCTCTTGTAAAGCTACTGCTCTTAAGATTCGCCAGTCGCAAGCGTATCGATGACACGCTTTGGTGCCTTGGTTCTCTGCTTGAGCAGCGGTATGGAGAACTGAAAGAAGGTGAACTGCTTTGCATAAAGGCAAAAAGATTCACGGCCAAAATCCAATGGACGCAGGATGACAAGTCAAAGCTGATGAAAAAAGGAGCAAACGAATGCATGAAACGATATGTAAGTATTTACTTATTGTTTTGATACAAATATGATTGGCTTGTTTTCGTTGAGACGCGACTGTTTGAACGTTTAAAGATAACTGCAAACGACAATCAGTACCTGGCAGTAGCCTAAAAAGCTAAACACCAGCGAGGTCAGTTTCCAGCCTCGTCACCGAAATGGGACACACTAAGCGAGTGTGATTGCAAAACGCAGGTAGGGCATCTGGTTAACCAGTGCCCTTACCGATGAGGTAACAGAATGGGCGGTTGGGTTTTATGTCCAACACATCCCGGCTCCCAAAGGCCCGACCGTCTATCCTGTTACGTCATTTCTGTTACTTATGTCGTTTAGTTTTGGGTTAAAAATGGCGACGTAACCCGGCTGGTTAGGTGAGCCAGCACGCAACGTTGTGGTCACGGATTCATTATCCTTCTAGTTTAGCCATTGTTGTCACTGCCCCGTGGCCACAACGATTAAATGATTCCATACATCTAATTAGATCTGAATGAAAACTCTCCTCAACCCTCGGAGAGTATTTGAAGATCTTGGCTTGTAAGCGTTTGGTGAACACGTAAAGCACAAGTGGCAGGAAACGGTAGGACTGCTGCGAACGACACCGGTGAATCGGCGATACAGCCCCACAAGTCCGTGAATCGACAGAGGCTGACGGTGTCAACCTTAGATGGTGTAGCTCAGTGGTAGAGCGGTTGACTGTTAATCAACTGGTCGGTAGTTCGAATCCACCCATCATCGCCACAACGGTAAGGGTATTTGGACGACAGCAAGGAAGGCGCGCTCTTTGGCTGTTCGCGACGGATCTGATTCCCTGAATGCCCTTACCGTTGTGATGAATTGCAGCTCGTTGAAGCAACCAGAAGATAAGCATCTGGCGTCACAACGAACGGAGGATAGAGGGCATGGCGCCCAAGCGGTCTTGAAAACCGTCCCATTGCGAAAGCGATGATGGTTCGATTCCATTATCCTCCGCCAACACAGCGTTGAGCGGTTTGGTTTTGTTTTTCTTATCGAAAAGACTCCGCCTGTCACCATGGCCAGACCGCTCAACGCTGTGATAGACATTACGGCAGACGTTCTTCAACCATAGCTTCTAGCATCTTAGCAACACTTTTTTCAGCGCAAAATTCAAAGGGGCTTCGGCCCCTTTTTGCTGACGCCAATATGGCGTAGAATGATATTAAAAATTACTAAGAGAAAGCGTTATGCGGTTGTATGTGATAGGTAATGGATTTGATATCAGGCACGGCCTTCCAACGCGCTTTTGTTGTTTTGAGGCGTATGTAAAACGCCATAATCAACAGTTGTATGAATCTATTTCCAACTTTGTCCCAACAGAGGATGAATGGAATGATCTTGAAAGTGCATTAGGTAATTTCAATTACGATGGTGCGTTTGAAGAAAATAGTGGCCTTCTAATGTCACCCGGAGATGATGACTGGAGAGATAGTGCAAACCATGATTTTCCGTATGAAATTGAACAAATAACCCAACGATTGATAAAAGAACTCCCTTTGGCCTTAAGGGATTGGATCAACGCTATCGATCTTTCTCGTGCTTTAACACCGCCTTCGTATATTCCAAGTATCAACAGAGACAGTTACTTTTTCACCTTCAACTATACAAACACATTGCAGGATATTTATGGTGTTCCAGATGAAAACATTCTGCATATCCACGGTAATGCAAAAATAGGACAAAATTTAGTTATTGGGCACGATGTATTCTACGAAAACTCTCTTAATACTGATCACGGGCCAGATCAAGATATTCGGGTTAGTGATGCCTATGATCATATAGACAATTACTTTAAAAACTCATATAAGCCAACCGATGTTATTATCGATTTTCACAAAGAGCAATTCCTCCGTTATTCAGAGGTTGATGAGGTTCTAGTTCTGGGACATTCGCTGGCTAGTGTAGATGGTCCCTATTTTACTAAAATATCGCAGTCTATTTCAAAAAATGCCACTTGGGTTCTTGCCAAGTATCCAGGAGAAACGAAGGCGGGAAAACTAAGTGACTATGGAATCAATCCTAGCAATATATTTGAAAAAAATTACGAAGACTTGGTTTAATACCGGCCCACTAAGGTGGGGTATTAAACTGAAAAATAGGTAATTACTTACTTACATTTGTGTTCTCTTTTATGTATAGTTCTTCTGGTTACTCACTTGAAAGGACTCAATATGGGAAACAAACGTAAACAGGCGCGTCGCGCAGCTCGCCAGGCGCTTAAGTCAAAATCGCGTATTGTCGGATACGAGATCGACACAATTATCGTAGACGAGCTGGCCTCCGCCGCCCCTGCTCTGCCCCCAAAACCGAAGCGTGATACTTCCCCCATAGAGGCACGCAACGAAGCCCAGGCCCACTATCTTATCTCGCTCGATAATAAATCGCTGACGTTCGCCACTGGCGAAGCCGGCTGCGGTAAAACCTTCCTGGCGACGGCCGTCGCGGCACAGCGATTACTCGATAAGGAAGTAGACCGAATTATCGTTACGCGCCCTGTACTGCAGGCAGAGGAGGATTTGGGCTTCCTGCCTGGCGATATGGCTGAGAAGTTCGCTCCGTTCTTTCGTCCCGTCTACGATGTGCTGCAGAAACGCCTGGGTGCTTCATTTCTCGAATACTGCCTAAAGCCAGAGGTGGCCAAAGTCGAGATCGCCCCCTTCGCATACATGCGCGGTCGCACGTTCGAAAACGCTGTGGTCATCCTCGATGAGGCACAGAACGTGACAGCGTCACAAATGAAGATGTTCTTAACTCGGATGGGTGAGAACGTAACGGTCATCGTGAATGGTGATGTAACCCAATGCGACCTGCCGGGTCATGTTAAATCTGGTCTTGAGGACGCACTGCAGCGGTTCCAACCGTCTCGCCAGGTAGGGCTCATTAAGTTCACGGCCGAAGATTGCGTGCGCTCTGAGCTGTGCAAAGTGGCGCTTCAAGCCTATCTGTAAGGAAAAAAGATTGTTATGGCGATCTCGAAAGAACTCTTACCTTTACCGTTCGGTGTGGCCGGCTACTATCCACCTGGTTGAGAGATCGGCCGCAACCCCCAGTTCTGCGAGGATAAACGAGAGAAAACAATGAAGTTTGTGATTTATGGACGTGAAAATTGCTCCTTCTGCAAGCGAGCCGTTGAGCTGGCGAAGCAGCTGCAGGGCCATGGATATGGCGAATATCAGTACATCGATATTGTCGCTGCCGGGATCGATAAACAAAAGCTGAGTGAGATGGTTGGGAAGCCGGTAGAAACCATTCCCCAGGTCTTTTTGGACGATGTTCCAATCGGCGGTTACACAGAATTTGCTGCTTTCGCAAGCACTCTGTAATACAATACGGCTCCATTTGGGGCCGTTTTGATTTGTCGCTTTTGATAACAGAGCGTACACTTAGGTACGAGCCATTTAGCTGTAAAGAGGTTTTATGCATTTAGAAAATTGCCTGGAAGATATGAATGTCATTAGCAATGCTCTTGCTACCGTGACTTCTAACGCTTCACGCTTTTCGAATGCAAATAGCACTCCGAAAGCATTCCCGAAGCGTGTACACACAAAATTTAAGATGCGTCCCCGTTTCGGCGGCCTCACAAGGTCGACGAGGCCCGGTTTTGCAGATTCCCATGAGTTCAGACTGCCGCAAACGGAAGGCATTCCGGTTGCTGAGAGTGACACCGCAGCTCAACTTGCGGATATTGAACAAAGGCTCGCAGAGCTGACGGCGAAACACGTTCAGTTGACCCACAACATTTCAGGTTACAGTGCGGAACAGATCCGCGATACTTTCGGTGAAAGCCGTTACGAGGACTTGAAGAACGTTGACCTGTCCATACGCGGTTTAGAAGGCTTCGTTAACAAGTTCATCCGTGACGCCGAACTGCCACATCCGTACCTGAAACGCTTGAGTGATGCTATCACTGAGTACCGTCTGGCGGTTTCTGACCTCCTGATGATTCTAAATCAGTGCTTTAACGAGGTAGAAGTTATCGAATCGCAGACAGGCCTCATTGATGAGGACGTCTTCGCAAACTTCTCCTTCCATTAAGGCTGAACGATGAAAGTCACATGGAACAGTGATAGTTACGCCCAATTTTTGGAGCCGGTCTTCAGAGTAATGCCTGATCTGAAGACCTCCTTACTTGCTGACTTTGTGAGTTTTAAGAATGGCTTTTATCCGGCCGTTTTCGGCAAAGATGGCCCCTATACCGAACCTGGTTCTGTAGTTTCCTCTCGTGTTTACCACGTTCATCTCTTATTCACCAAGCAAGAACGAAATAGTCACCGCAACAGGTTCAACTGTACAAGCGACCGCGCCCTCGTTTATACCCAGCACGCCAAGTTTCAGGACGTGTATAGTCTGCTGGCCATCTTCCCGAAAGAGGCACACAAAACAGCCAGTGATCCAGTCAAAATGAGCGACATCGCCAAATACGCGGCAGCCTTCCAGAAATTAACAAACCCGTAGTTACCTGCAGCTCCATGCCTTTCTCATTCGTAGCGTGGTTATATTGCGATAATTTTCATATTTTTTAGGCACTTAATCTAGTCTTTGCGCGTATGCATAAATATACGAGAAATAACGGTACAGAAAGCGGCAGGCAAAATAACCACAAAATAATGAACATGCCATACACACCGCTATTCACGCCAATGTGACGATCCCAAAAGGGTTTGGTCATTATCTTAAGGGCTAGTTTCTCCGAAGTATAATATGAGAATGGGTACAGAATGGCGCTTAAAACAAGATATGTAACCACAAATGGCATATAAGGAGCATAGGCAGGAAAAATGAGTCCGTCATTCATATCGCGCACTATAAAATAGATCAGATAGCCATAACCACACCATCCCCATAAGCAGTGCCGTAAATAATATTTTAAGGTCATCATCTATGATTCCTTCATAGCTATACCATTAAAGCTATCATAACATGAATTGACGAATCCCCCTTCGAGACCAAGCGGCATCGAGACAGCCATAGACGCAAACATGACTAAACTGGCACCGGACAACGATGGGACATAACGCAAAGACAAGGGTGATGTCGCAAACAAACAAGCGGGAAATGGCACGGCCCTGATGACTAATTTTCAAAAAAAGGGCTTTCTATGATTCCATACTTGGTAGGTATGGAATCATTAGACAAAAGAGGGTATTTTAGGTTGATCTCAATAAAAACAATGCCTAATATACTGTATATAAACACAGTATAAAAAGCGTCATACAGTGGCCAGATTATGAAAAACACGTTTGACAGAGCACGCGCAGCGGAAAACACGTCACAGGAAGCGATCACCTATCTGGATCGGGCATCGCAGATGGATGCCAGGTCGGTCTCGATGCAGGGCGCCGATCTGACTTTCGCCGACGCATTCATGTTATTCACTCGCTTATCATTATTGATAACTCGCCGCCGGCCCGAGATAGCTGTCCATTGTGTTTTGATACATGTTCTCCCGCATATCGCTCAGGAAAAAGTAAGTAACCTGAATAGAATAATGGTGAATCAGCTGGTCAACCCGCTGATCCTAGAAGGGAAGATCGTGATGGGGCGCCGTGTTTTTTCCATCATGAAGCAGTTCCTGGGATGGTGTGCCTTCCAGGGGATTATCGAAACATCGCCCCTGAATGATATATCGCTGAACAAAGTTGCCGGCGGCGCGAAGACGGCCCCGCGGGAACGATGCCTGACGGACGCAGAGGTTTGGGTATTCTGGAATGTCTGGGACTATTTCGACGTATGTCCGGGCACGAAATGGGCGGCAAGGCTTTGCCTCGTAGCTGCCAGGCGTCCAGATGAAGTGCTGCGGGCCAGAGTAAGCGAGTTCGACCTTAAGCTAAATGTATGGAATCAAGGATCTCGCAACAAATCGGCCCGGTCGCACACCCTTCCGATGAGCTCACTGATGCGGAAGTGCGTAGAAGAATTGATTGATTATGGCGCCGGCAGCCAGTGGCTCGTCCCGTCGAACAAAAAGAAAGCTGATACGCCAATGTCAAAGGTGGCAATAGCCCAGGCGTTGAGGCGGATTCTGGAGCGGCCGGAGCTGGGGGAAGTGGAGTCGTTTACCCCACGTGATCTGCGTAGAACGGCACGCAGCTACTTTCCTGCCCTTAATATTTCACAGGAAGTATCACGTAAGATCATGAATCATAGTCTGGAAGGTATCGACCGTGTATACGACCGATATGACTACATGGATCAGATGCGAGAAGCCCTTGAGAGCTTCTCATCGTACATTTCGTCGATTGTTGAGCAACCAGATTTAGAAGAAATTGACCACAAAATGAAGGGAGATCGCCTATCCACCGAGCTGATCAGAGTAAACTTCTCATAGCTTTTTAATTGCTTCGACAACCTGCTCAACACCATCAGTTTGAGCCGGAAAGCGGTTGCGGAAAGCTGCGAGAACCTCACGTTCTTCCGGAGTCAGCGGCGCTATGCCCTGGTCTCGTAAAAAATCTGCCAGCTCAGGCTGACGGTCTTCAAGAACCATCATCATGAGACGTACTGGGTCCGCATTCAGTGCTTCTGCCAGTGGTAGCACTTTCTCTACCGGCAGCGGAATTCTTCCCTTTTTTATCAGGGACAAAATGTTGGGATTCTTGTAACCAATCTCACGGGAGATCGCCGACTGACTTTTCGGCGAAACAGTGATTAAAGAATCGATGTAGGCGACGTAACGAGCGGTCTTCTCATCGGCCATTGTCATTGTAGTTACTATCCTCGCGTGATCTTTTTGTATGGTAAGTACTTACCGATATTACAGCAACGGTTATTATTGTAAAGTCTTACATCCGGCTATTTGTAGGCAATTATCGCACATAAATCACGCGAAATAAGGGATAAATCAGCAAAATCCGGTACTTCTGTTGATTTTTTTGATTGTTTTTGTTTAAGACATTACGATACATTTTTATTAACTTTTATATCAATAGGTAGTACCATCACCTCCAAATGAAACCTGTTGATTAGGATGCTATTAATGGAAAAATTGTCATCTAATTTACTTGCTCTGAATGTAGGCAATGTTTTCGTGCTGACACACCTGGAGGCTGCAGAAGTACTATCTGAGTTACCAAATCACCAGGTAAACGTTAGAGCGCGCGACGCTACTGTTTTCCGGTTCTCTCTGGAAAATGGCTCTTTCACGCTGATCAATACTGGCGACCTCTCTTTCGCGGTTCGAATCAACTAAAATTTATAACCCGCCTATAACTCATTGATCCCCTGCGCGAATTGCTTCCTCCCCTGTTCGCGCAGTGTTATTTTCTTATATCTGAAAACAATTTGTTTACTCGATAAGGAAAGCACATGGCAACCAAACCCAGCAAAACTGTACTCAAAGAGGTACAGGACTTCCGCGATTCCGTAAAACGCGTCGTTGGTCTTCTTTCGGGCAAGAACATTCCTGTAGCTGAATGCGGAGATACAGCATACGTTCGCTACAATAAAAAGGGGGAGCCAGTCATGGTTAACATCCCATCCATACCAGATGACGCAAGCCCTGCGCTTATGAATGCCATACGTGGATTCCTTGATCACGAGGTTGGCCATCTCCTTTTCACAGACGAAAAAGTCGTCAAGAAAATGCGCAACACAAAGGCATTCGGACTCTGGAATGCCCTGGAAGACGTCTACATCGAACGTCGCATGAGTGAAGTGTTCACCGGCAGCCGGCGCAACCTATTGTCCACACGTAACCTCATGATTGATAAATATTTTAATCCCCACATTAAAAAGGCGGTAGCGATGTGCCGCGGGGATCAACGCGAGTTGTTTCTAAAGTTCTTCCTCTGTCCGGTTCTACGGGCGTGGGATGGCCAACCAACTTTTGCTGATTTCATGGAGGAGCACTGGCACCTCATCGATAAACCTATTGCCGTTCTGAAAGAGTTTGGCGTCGATGAAGCTGTCCGTCGTATGGATAGCACTGAGGATTGCGTCAAGGTTGCAGCAGCAATGGCTAAGATCCTGCGTGAAATGACTGAGATGCCAGAAGGGCCGTTACCTGAACGTGAGTCCTCTGTAACCAAAAAGACCGAACCAGAAGAAGACAGTTCAGATGAGCCGACTGCTGGAGACGATACTGAGGTTTGTGACGAAGAGGGACTCGATAGCACTCCTGATGAGTTTAGCTCTGACGATGAAGATGATGAAAAATCAGACAAATCGATAAGTAAGTACATACCTAACAGGTATGAATTGATAAATGATACAGAAATTAAACCTGAAGATGGCGATTTAGGCCATGAAAATGTTGACGACTTGCCTGACAGCGAAGAAACGACAGCTGATGATCCTGTTACATCTCTGGGCTCGGATGTAGGGGAAGAAGTAGATGATGAAGGGGATTACAGTCCCTCCACGGATGATGGCTCAGAGGACAGGCATGGCAGCTCCTCTGATGACAGTGAAGCTGTCGAAGACGGTGAAGGTAAGGCAGATAAAGACGGTGGCAAGGAGAAGGATGAAGGGGATCTGGACACCTCGGATGAAAGCGATGCCGGCTTTGCCCCACACGCTGACGATATGTCTCTTGATGATGCTCTCAAGGCATTAGAAAACGTTGATGAAGAGATAGGTTCTTCAACCGAGGATGCGCTGGCGTCGGCGATCAAGTCGGAGCTGGCCAGCGCGTCACTATCTGATTACCGGCCATACAATCGCTCCTACGACTTTCTGGGGCCAATTGACGAGGCAGAAGAGCATATTAAGCGCGCCAGAAAAGCTTTTGGCGCAATCCCTATGTATTCTCCCGTAGATCGCTACCGCATTGTTCCAGAGGGAAGAAAACTGTTTGAGATGAAGGTAGAGAGACATCTGTCTTCCTCGGTGTCATCTACCTTGGCCAAAGACCTGGAGCGCGCGATCGCCAGTCGCAACCGTGTTCAGTTCATCCCTGGCCAGCGTCGTGGACGCGTACATGGGGCGAGTCTTTACCGACTGTCGATGAATGACGATCGGGTATTCCGGAGAAAAGAAGACCACAAGGCCGTGAACGCGTGCGTTCAACAGGTCATCGATTTGTCAGGTTCAATGGGCGGCCGAAAAATCGAGCTCGCGCTGGCATCCGCATACACACTGGCTGACGCCCTAGATCGTATCCACGTTCCGAACGTCATTACCGGCTTCACTACGTATGGCAATCCGGATGTAGCAACTATGTCGAAACGTGGGTTTAGCCGCTTTGAAGCGCTTATGCTGCCGATTATTAAAAACTGGCATGAGAAAGCGAACTCCCCAGAGATACGTGCTCGTATGGGCTGTGTGGCGGAGACTTTCCCCCTGCTAAACAACGTGGATGGCGAGAGCATCGCACAGCTGGCTTCTCTGTTTGCAGGGCGTATGGAAGACAAGAAGATCATGATTGTGCAGAGCGACGGCGCCCCATGCGCTGCGGGGGATGGCTTTAGTAACCATCTGCGCTCAGTAACGAATGACATCGAAAACACAAGTGACATCAACCTGTTGGCCATTGGCATTCTTACGGACGCGCCGCGCCGGTATTACAAAAACTATGCGCTAGTGAATAAGGTCGAAGAGTTGGGTACGTCAGTTGTCAGCGAGTTATCTCGTATCATTTTAGGGTAAATCTTTCGCCCTATAAAATAAGTAACTAGTTACTATAAAGCCTGATACGTTCGTATAGAATAGAGCCCAGAAACGACAACTAGTAAGGAAAAACACATGACCGCGACTGCGCTACCACAAGACGCCCACTCTGATGCCGTCACCTGCAAATGGTGCGGAAAATCCTTCCATCACCTCAAATCCCACATTTCGATGGGTCGGTGCGAAGGAATTCCGGAAGAAGCCAAAGGGCTTGGTGTGGATGACGTAGTGAAAATGTACACCACAGCATTCCCCGGGGAACCAACGCTGTCTCCAAAGGCCATTGAAGCGTTAAAGAATAAACGCTCTGAGAAGGCTGGCGCAGACGGCAAAATCGCGGATATCAGTTCCCACCCTGGCTATGCAGGGACTGTCGAATACAAAACTGAGCTTGTCGCCGCGCACGAGCTGCTTGGCCTGACTATCAAGGAACTTGGCACGCCCCGAGGCAAACCCCTTCAGGTGACGGTCAACATCAACACGCCATATCCGGAGTTCGTGCCAGAAGTGAAAGCCGGCTATGTATACGGCGACTTCGATCTGATTAAAGACATCTTCATGATGCTGGAGATCGGCATTCCTGGTTATCTGTGGGGTCATGCTGGTACGGGGAAAACCTCCCTGCCAACCCAGCTTTGCGCGCTCCTGAATCGCCCGGTGATCCGCTCACAGCATACGGCATCAACTGAGGAATCCCATATTACGGGCCAGATTCTGGCGCGAGAAGGCACAACCTACTTTGAACCAGGGCTTCTGTCGCTGGCGATGAAGAACGGTTGGGTGTATCTGGCAGACGAATACGATTTTGCATTCCCGCAGATTCTGGGGATCTACCAGCCAGTTCTGGAAGGCGAACCACTCGTAATCAAAGAAGCGACACCAGACTGGCGTCGCGTGGCGCCGCATAAGCGCTTCGCCTTCATCGGTACAGGCAACACTAATGGTTCAGGGGATGAAACGGGGCTTTATCAAGGAACGAACATCCAGAACGCGGCTAACTTCTCTCGCTTTGGCATCGTATCTCACGTCAAGTACATGAAGCCTGGTGCTGAGGTAAACATGCTGGTCGAAGCGGGAATCATCCGTGAATACGCCGAAAAAATGGTTAAGTTCGCCAATCTGGTACGAGACGGGTATGAGCAACACCTGATCAGCCAACCAATCGGCCCGCGTGAGCTGCTTCTGTCCGCAAAAATCGGAATGATGCGAGGTGATTTCGCAGCCGGCATCGAGAAGTCATTCATCAATAAACTCCCCTCCACCTCTGCGCAAGCGGCGCGTGAAGTGGTTCAGAAAATCTTCGGTTAATCGTGCGTAAAGGTTGTTTTGGATCTCTTATCGCAGCTTCTGAAACTGGCGCGGCCTGTTTGTCATGCGCTCACAGGCCTGACTGCCACCAGGCAGCCAAAGGAGTTGCGATTTCGATATACGGGAAGTTCGTCGGCTTCCCCAACGACAAAATTAAGAAAAAACAGAAGGTAAAAACACATGAAAGCACTGATGGTCAGGACTGATTTTTCCCTGGGAGAATCAGCACTGAAAGCAGAGCACGCAGTAAAGGTGGCAAAGGAGGCTGGCTATACCGCGGTTATCTCTGCTGACACGATGAATATCGCCAGCGTTATCCCCCTGCAGCAAGCAGCTGGCGATGAGATGGCGGTGATCTGTGGTGTTAAGCTGAATGTTGTCGACGATCCAACATACGAGTACCGGGCTAAACTGGCCAAAGAGTCTAATAGATGTATGGAATCATTGGAGCGTGGACGTAACTACTGCTTCACCGCACTGATTAAAAACGAGCAAGGTTATCGCGACATTTGCGAACTAATGACTTTAGCCAATACCCGCGAGCAGTTTTACTTCGTACCACGTCTGGCGCTCGAACAGCTGGCGGCTACTTACGCTAAAGGCAATATACTGTTGCTGACTTCGGATATCGGCAGCGTATTCCAGCGCCCGGACTTCGCTAAAATTATTAGCGCGCTGATTGCTGCCGGCGGACGCGAGAATTTCTACAGCGTAGTTTATCCGCACCCTACGCCATTCTATGACCAGATCAACGTGCGAGCCATGAAAGTGGCAAGCGCACTGAAAATCGAGCCCGTTGCGTTTTACCCAGCTTATTACGAAGGGGTTGATGACGCTGACATCAAAGACAT